AGCGATCCGAGCGGCCTGATCCTCGACCTGGCCAATAGCGAGTTCAAGTTGGCTGCCGGTGCCTACCAGATCCGGGTGATCAGCCCGTTCCACCATACCCGGGAGACCCGAATGCGGGTGTATGACGTCACCAACAGCGTGGTGATCGGATACAGCGCCTCGGACGACGTCACCAACCAGGAGAGCCAGTACCTGCACACCAACGTGCGCATCACGCCGCACAAGGACACGGTGTACCGGCTGGAGTACTACATCACCAGCGCCGGCGCATCGCACCTTGGCACCGACTCCTCGATCACCGGGGTTGATGAGATTTACACGGTCTGCGAGATCACCCGGCTCGACACCGGAGCCACCAAGCCACTCGGTGCCGGCGGTCTGCAGGGTCCGCAAGGGCCTGCTGGCCCCACTGGCCCTGCCGGCCCCCCGGGCCCCACCGGCGGCGGTGTGACCAGCGTCAACGTCTCCGGCGGCCTGACCGGCCTGACGACCTCGGGCGGCCCGATCACCAGCAGCGGCACAATCACGCTGGGAGGGGTTGTAGCCGTGTCGGCAGGCGGAACTGGTGCAACCACCGAGGCGGCTGCCTTGACGAGCCTGGGGGCCTACCCTGCGTCGAATCCGAATGGCTACACGTCGAACACCGGCACGGTGACGTCCTTCGGGTTCACCAATGCCAACGGCGTGAGCGGTACGGTCACCAATGCGACCAGCACGCCCAACCTGACCGTATCCCTGGGTGCCATCACCCCGACCTCGGTGGCTGCCTCGGGCACGGTTACCGGCAGCAACCTGTCGGGCAGCAACACCGGCGACCAGACGATCACGCTGACCGGGGATGTCACCGGGTCTGGCACGGGGTCCTTCGCTGCGACTATTGCCAACAATGCGGTGACCTTCGCCAAGGTGCAGCAGATTGCCACCGACAAGATCCTGGGCCGCGATACCTCGGGCACGGGTGTTGTTGAGGAATTGACCGTCGGCGGCGGTGTGGAGTTCACAGGCTCCGGCGGCATCCAGACCAGCGCCTTCACCGGGGACGTCACCAAGGCTGCCGGTGGTACGGCCCAGACAATCGCCACCAGCGCGGTGACCTACGCCAAGATTCAAGACATTTCGGCGGCCTCGAGACTGCTGGGCCGCGGTGCCGGTGCCGGTGCTGGGGTCGCCCAGGAGATCAGCCTAGGCACCGGCCTGTCGATGTCTGGCACCACGCTGTCGTCGACTGCTGCCGGCTCTGTGACGTCGGTCGACGCTTCGGGCGGCACGACAGGCCTGACCTTCTCGGGCGGCCCTGTGACGACCACAGGCACGCTGACGCTGGCTGGCACGCTGGATGTGGCCAACGGTGGCACCGGAGCGACCACGGCTGCCGGAGCCCTGACCAGCCTCGGGGCCTACCCCAACAGCAACCCGGCCGGGTACACCGCCAACGCCGGCACCGTGACCAACGTGTCGGCCTCGGGCGGTGCCAATATCTCGGTGGCTACCGGCAGTACCACCCCGGTGATCAGCCAGGTGGCGGCTACGACCACGCAGAACGGCTACATGACCTCGGCACAGGCCACCAAGCTCGACGGCATTGCCGCAGGGGCCAGCGTGACGTCTGTGGGCGTGGACGGTGGCACGACAGGCCTGATTACCACTGGCGGCCCGATCACGTCGTCGGGGACCATTACGCTGGCCGGGACACTGGCTGTGGCCAATGGCGGTACCGGAGCCACAAGCGCAGCCAATGCGCTCACCAACCTCGGAGCCTACCCGGCGAGCAATCCCAACGGCTACACCAGCAATGCGGGCACGGTGACCAGCGTCAATGTGTCGGGAGGCAGCACCGGGCTCACGACTTCAGGAGGCCCGGTGACGGCCTCCGGCACCATCACCATCGACGGTGTTCTAAGTGTGGCCAATGGCGGCACCAGTAGCACCTCGGCATCCTCGGCCATCTCCTTCCTGGCCGGCGCAACGACCAACGGGCAGTACCTCCGAGGCAACGGCACCGTGGTGCAGATGTCAGCCATCCAGGCCGTCGACCTGCCGCAGATTGCCCTGGGCGGATCTGCTGTCAGCGGGACACTAGGCGTGATCAACGGCGGCACAGGCCAGTCCAACGTCTACAGCGACGGCGATCTGCTCATCGGAAAGAGCATCGGGAGCACGCTTGCCCGGGCAAAGCTCACCGCGGGCACAAACATCACCATCACCAACGGCTCCGGCACGATCACCATCGCAGCCACAGGCACTGGCACCGGCGACGTGGTGGGACCCGGCAGCGCGACGGATGGCGACTTCGTTCTGTTCGATGGTGCCACCGGCAAGCTGATCAAGGGGGCGAGCTACCGCCAGTCCGGCGGCGACTTCATTGGGCCGATTGGCGGCAGCTCGATGATCGACGGGTTTGTCTACATCCCGGCCGGCTCCGGGGCTCCGACAGGCACTCCGACCAATGTTTCCGGCACCAATGTCCCGATGTTTTTCCACACCAACAACTCGACCAACACCAACGTGTTGTACATCCACAACGGATTCGCTTGGAAATCGGTGGCCCTGACCTAACCTGAAGGCCCCATGAAACACACCTTCCCCTGCGTCGAATCAATGCGGCGCGTAAACCTCTCCAACGGTCGAGTGGTGCGCGTCTGGCGCGACCGCACCAAAGAGAACCTATCGGCCTCCTACGACGACGCGGACATCGTGTCGACCTGCATCGCCAATGCCACCAACGACACGCAGCTCCTGGCCGCACTGGCCAAATTGAAGGGCGTGAACGCTGTCGAGCTGGTCGACGCCAACGGCCAGGGCACCGTGGTCTACACCGCCTGGCCGTGACCTACCTCAACCGGACAAACCGGGCGATAGTGGTCGAAATACTGGCCGATACAGCGGAGCTGCGTTTGGGCGAGCTGCGGTGGCCCGTGGTGGTCTACCGCCGGCTCGACAACGGCACGATCTACGTGCGCTCGAGGGCCGAGTTCGAGGCCAAGTTCTGCCCTGAGTGACCCCTGTTTGACCCCTGCAAACATTGGGTTTTCTTCAAAATCTACAGAAAAATGGTTTTCTCTGTAGACGGGAAACGTGGTCTGGGCCATCTTGATCACGTCGAAGGCAACAACAGCAAACCAAAGCAAAATATGAACAAGACGATGAAGCTGATGAAGCAAGCCCGAGAAATCAAAAGTCCCAAGCACTTCGAGTTGCTCTTCGGCCAATTTCAAAGCTCGCTCAAGCACCTGAGCATTGATCTCCAGGATTCGGCAAATCGCGAGTTCCGCCGGGTGGCACAGGCTGGATGGGAAAAGCGAAACTCTTTAGCCTGATAGGTTCAGACACTTTAGGCCCGGGTGGGGCCAATACCACCCAACCAGGGGCGCGACTGGCCAACGCGCACAACCAAACATCATTTATGTATTGGGTTCCAAGCAGAGGAAAATGGGTCTTTGAGGTATATGGAAAAGGCCAGCTTTTTATAGTGTGTGCTACACATCCCGACAAAGCTAAGTCTAAAACAAAGCGATACTGTGATAAATATGGAATTACGTTTAAAGCGGTAATGTTTCTGATTAACACCAACATGGATTTTACTAAAATCAAATGCCAACCATCTCCAACCTCATCAGCGCTCTGATCATCGTCGAGTCATCCGGCAACGATCAGGCCATCGGCGACAACGGACGCGCCCTGGGCCCCCTGCAGATCCACCGCGGGGTGGTTCTGGATGTGAACCGGATCACCGGCAGTAACTACCAGTGGCAGCAGATGACCAACCGGGTGCAGGCCAGGGCGGTGTGCGAGGCCTACCTGAAGCATTACGGCCGCGGCAAGACGACCGAGGAGCAGGCCCGGATATGGAATGCGGGACCTCAGGGACACAAAAAGAAGACGGCAACTCAAGCCTACTGGAACAAGGTTGAAAAGCATTTGAAATGAGTACACCAACAGTACTAACAAAGTGGTATCACACAAGAAAAACGTGGACCAGCGAGAATGGGAAACTAAAGATAGATGGAATACTTACTTCTGATATTTTTCCATTATTGTCTGTAAGAACAGCAAACAACCTATTGTCGCATGACATAAACACAGTAGGGAAGCTAGTTGATGTTTATTGCGCTGGGCAATTGTCAGAGATTCAAGGTTTTGGGTTGGGAGCGTATATTGAAGTTTACAATTGGTTAAACAAAAGCCACGGCAAACCTTCGTGTGCTTCCGTTGATTCAATAATGTTCGTAATGCCAAAAGGTGAAACTGAAGACGCAGGTTGAATTTAATGAAACCAAAGACCATAAACGTGACCACCGAAACACACAAAGCACTCCGGGCCTACTGCCTCGCTTACGGCCTTAAACTGCAGGCCGTGGCCGACAAGGCGATTCAGGCCTGGCTGAGAAAGGCTGCCAAGTGAAGCGCATCCTTGCAATTGACCCGGGCCTGTCCGGCGGCCTGGCGCACTACGGCCCCAGCGGTGTGACGCTGGACGCTATGCCAACCACTGATGCCGATGTGCGCGACCTGGTGCTCGACAGGCTGGGTGTGTCCGACGTGGTCTACATCGAGAAGGTGGGCGGCTATGTGGGCGGCAAGGGCGCTCCCGGGTCTGCCATGTTCAACTTCGGGCGCAATGTGGGATTCCTGCACGGACTGATTAGCAGCCGGAAGATCCGCACCATAGAGGTGCCGCCGCAGACGTGGCAGAAGACCATCCAGGCAGGCACCAAGGCCACGCACGGCGATCGCTGGAAGGCACACCTAAAGCAGATCGCGCAGCAGCGACAGCCCCGCCAGGTGATCACACTAAAGACCGCGGACGCCGTGTTGCTCCTGGAGCACGCCATGATTGCGGAGGGGTTGAAGTGATCACCAAGAAAACGATTACCAGCGCCGTGGCCGCGGGCTGGATCTCATTCCCGGAGCCCAAGGCCCGGGAACTGTCGAGGAACTGGGCGCAGCCGGTCGAGGCCTTCGACAGCGAGCTGGCCTACCGGCTGTGGGATAACGGTGCCGACACCGACACCGTGGCCCGGGCCATCGGCTGCAAGCGCCGGTTCGTGGCCCAGATCATCAAGGAGCACAAGCGATGAAACCCAAACCCAAACGTCCCGTTGCCAAGATGTTTGTCGTGTCAGACGACACGCACAAGCGGCTAAAGGAATACGCAGTTAAGAAAGGCTACAAATTGCAGTACGTTGCAGATGAAGCAATTGCAGAATATCTAAAGAGACAGGAGGCGAAATGAGCGCATCAATCAACGACGGAGGACCGGCGTTTCCAACTGCTGCAACCGCGACAACGCATGGATTCTATCAAGACGGTCAACCTTGCATGACCCATTACGGTTCGAGATCTGGTATCACTGTCAGAGACTACTTCGCGGCGGCTGCGTTGCAGGGAATCATCTCGGACGCGAGCGTTCCGGCCAGTAGCAAGAAGGATGGGGAATTGGTTTCCCGATCTGCCTATGAATACGCCGACGCGATGCTCAAAGCGAGGGAGGGCAAATGAGCGACGACACTTTAGCAAAACTCACAGGCGCAGTTGCTGTGAGCATGTTCATCATCGGAATTATCTTAGGATTCACCAGAGGTGACACGGCACTGAGAAAAGAAGCCATCCTCGCAGGAGCCGCCTACTACACAAACGACGCGAGCGGTAAACCGCAGTTCAAATGGAAGGAG